GCATCGGAGGAACTGACTTATCCAGCACTACTGATTTAACTGCAAGTAGTGTTCTTTTTATGCTTCCAGATGATCCGACAATATATTGTTTATCTATGTATTGGCTGCCAGAAGATTTATTAGAGCAGCGTTCCAGAGAAGATAAAATTCCTTATGACCAGTGGGTTAAACAAGGTTATATGAGAACCACTCCAGGCAACAAAGTGCATCCGAAATTTGTTACTCGGTGGTATTTAGAGGTCCAAAATGAATTAGATATTTATATTCCCTGGATTGGTTATGACTCCTGGAGTGCTAATTACTGGGTTGAGGAAATGCAAGGTCATTTTGGTAAAGAAGCAATGATTCCAGTTATCCAGGGTAAAAAAACATTATCAGGACCAATGAAACAACTGGGGGCTGATTTAAAAGCTCATAAAATTAATTATGACAACAATCCAATAACTAAATGGTGTTTGAGTAATACCTCAGTTGATATAGATAAAAATCTTAATATACAACCCGCAAAGCAGCGTAATCAAAGAAAAAGAATTGATGGTACAGCTGCAATGCTTAATGCTTATGTGATACTCCAAGACAAAATGCAAGAGTATGAAAACATGATTTAGGAGGTGATTATTTGGGGTTATTTGACAAGATATTCGGAGGCGGGAAAACTAATAAAACCACTCAGGCTTTTAAGTTAATCAGTTCATCTAATAATTATTTTTCTCCCTGGTCTGGTGATGTTTGGCAGAACGATATTGTCAGAGCTTGCATAAGGCCGAAATCAGACGCTATCGGAAAGTTAAATCCTAAACATATTGAAGGCTCAGGCGACAGTATAAAAGTAAATGATAGGCCACAAATTCGAGAAGTTTTACAAAACCCAAACTCTTACATGAGTATGCAGGATTTTCTTTCTAAAATGGTTATTCAAAGAGAACTTAACCATAATGCTTTTGCTTATATAGATAGGGAAGATGCAAAAATAAAAGCTATTTATCCAATTCCAGTGAGTAGATCAGAGTTAGTTGAGGACAATTCAAATGATTTATATATGAAACTTTGGTTTAAAACTGGCAAATATGTAGTTGTTCCTTATGAAGATGTTATTCATCTTAGAAAAGATTTTAATGAACATGATATTTTCGGAGACGGCCATTATCAAGCCTTGCAAAATTTAATGGATGTAATAACAAACACAGACAATTCAGTTATAAATGCGATTAAAAATGGAGCGGTTATTCGCTGGTTACTAAAGTTTAAGTCTAAACTTAGACCAGAAGATAAAAAAGTGGAACTTGAAGAGTTTGTCAATAATTATTTGTCAGTCGAGAATGAAGTTGGAGCTGCAGCAACAGATCCGTCTTATGATGCAGAACAAGTTGAGCCCAATGATTATGTTCCCAATGCAGCACAAATGGATCGCTCAATAAAACGGCTATATGCTTATTTTGGTGTAAACGAAAGCATTGTAATGAATAACTATGATGAAGACGAATGGAACTCTTTTTATGAGTCAGAAATAGAACCAATTGCGATTCAATTATCTAATGCTTTTACAAATGTGTTTTTTACCAAAAGAGAGCGAGGATATGGCAATAGAATAATTTTTGAAGCTTCAAACTTGCAGTATGCAAGCATGAAAACAAAGCTGAATCTGCTGAATATGGTTGATAGAGGAGCGCTAACTCCTAATGAATGGCGCAAAGTAATGAATTTAGGTCCAATCAAAGGCGGAGATGAGCCAGTCAGGCGATTAGATACAGCACCAGTAGAAGGGGGTGAATTTGTAGATGAAGACACCGAAGAAGATGAAGAATAAAAAAGAAAAAAGAAACCGTTCTACTGATATTGAATTAAGAGAGTTAGAAGAAGGGCAAAGCAGAACTATTGGTGGTTATGCCCTTAAATATAACCAGCGATCAGAAATATTAACTGACTATTGGGGTGATGAATTTGTAGAAGAATTTGCTCAAGGTGCTTTTGATGCAAGCTTACAAGATAGAAGCCAAAAAGCTCTCTGGAATCATAAGTCAGAACTCCCGCTAGGAAGTGTTAAAAGTGGAACATTAAGGTTTAATTCTGATTCTAATGGTTTAAACTACGACATTGATTTGCCAAACAACTCATGGGGAGATGATGCTTTAGAAAGCATTAAAAGAGGCGATGTTGACGGCAGCTCATTCGCATTTACAGTCATTGATGATAAATGGTCAGAAATAGAGATTGAAGGCAGAACTATTCTTAAAAGAACTGTTTTAGAAGCTGAAATACATGAAGTTAGTCCATGCACTTTCCCCGCTTATTCAAGTAGTGAAATCAAAATGAGAAGTCTTAAAGGTTATAAAAATGAAAAAGAAAAGCGAAAAAGATTAATTCTTTTAACAAAAATTTAAGGAGATGATTAAATAATGAATAGATTAAAAGAAATTGAAAAAAGACTGAAAGAGATTAGAAGCAAGCTAAATGATAAAGAAGCGGACATTGATATTGAAGCTTTAGAAAATGAAATCAGGGAACTTCAAGATGAAAAAGCAGAATTAAGAGAAATGGAAAAGCGTCAAAAAATTGCTGAAAGTATTAAGGCTGGAGAAACAGAAGTAAGAAGCGTTGAATCAGCTCAGGAAGAAAAACCAAAAGTTGATGAAGCAGAAAAAAGAGGTAAAGACTTAAAAGAGAAAAGATCTGTTACAATAGGATCTTCTAATGTCTTACTAGAAAAACACCAATCAGACGCCATTAATCCAACCTTTAACGAAGTATCTAGCTTAATTGACAGAGTTGCAGTTAAAAATTTACCTGGTGGAGAAAGCTACTCAGAATCATATGTCAAAAATTATGGCGAAGGTGGATATACTGACGAAAGTGGAGCTCCTACCACAGCTGAAACTGAGTTTGGCTATGCTGATATAAATAAGACAAAAATTACAGCTTATGCTGAAGATACAGAAGAAATACTTAAACTTCCTGCTGCCGATTATGACGAAGAAGTAATGAAAGGTATAACAAAAGCTATCAGAAAGAAAATCACTAAAGAAATTCTTATTGGCGATGGAACAACAGGTCACTTTGTCGGGATTTTTGATGATGGAGCAACTGCTATTGATGCAACTACTGACAAGTCAATTGCCTCTATTGATGAAAATACTCTTGATGAAATCATTTATAGCTATGGTGGGGATGAAGATGTTGAAGATGCCGCTGTATTAATACTTAACAAAAAAGACTTAAAAGAATTTGCTACATTAAGACATACCGATGGAACAAAAGTGTATGATGTAAAAAATAACGGCAACACAGGGACTATTGACAGCGTTCCTTATATCATTAACTCTGCTTGTAATGCTATCTCCGATGATGCAGTAACAGCAGGCGAATATTCCATGGCTTATGGAGTCTTGTCTCATTATAAAATGACAGTATTCTCTGACGTTGATGTTAAAAGATCTAGCGATTATAAATTTAAGGAAGGTATGTTAGCTCATAGAGGAGTTGTATTCTCTGGAGGTAATGTCGTTTCTAAAAATGGATTCTTAAGAGTCAAAAAAGGATAAATAATTATTAGGGCTGGCTTATGCTAGCCCTTTTCTATAAGGAGGTATAAATAAATGAGTTATGTAGCATTGAATCATAAACTTGACAGAAAAGTAAAAAATGATGCTGGCACAAGTGAAAAACTAAGAGCTATTGCAGAATTAGATATTGGCGCAGTTGAAGCTCAAGATATTGCTGGAGTTTTAGGCTCTACATCCTTAACTTCTCAAACTCAGACTATTACATCTGGGATTACTGATCCTAATGTTCCTAGAAACTTAAAAATTAAAGCTAATGCAGCAAGTGTGGCTGGGGATATTGTAATTAACGGAACTGACATTGATGATAATGCAATCAGCGAAACAATTGCTCTTAATGGCGATACAGAAGTGCAAGGCAATAAAGCTTTCAAAACTGTCATAAGTATTGAGTTGCCGGTTGAAACAAATGCTGGAACTGATGAGGTCCAGGTGGGAGTAGCCAACAAATTAGGATTACCTTATAAGCTTGAAAGAAACACCGTATTAAAAGCTTATAGAGATAATGTTTTAGAAGCTACCGCTCCAACTGTTGCTGTCGATTCTGCCAACATTGAAAACAATACAGTGCTATTAGATAGCGCAATGAACGGCACTGATGTAAATGTGTATCTAATAGTATAGGGGGCGATTAAATGGCTCTCTTGGATGATGTAAAGACTTCATTAAGAATTACAGCCAATGATTATGATGCAGAAATAACCGGAGTAATCGAAGCAGCCAAAAGCGATTTAGACACTAAAGGTTTATTAAAAATAGAAGAGACAGATGATTTAACTGTTTATGCAATTACTTTATACTGCAAAGGAAACTTTGGCTATGACAACCCAGAAGCTGAAAGATTTTTAGAAGTTTATGAGTCAATTGCAAATAAATTATCTCAACTCAGAGAATATAACAGTTACAAAATTACTATCAATGCTTCTGAACAATGTACTGTTGTTTTTGATGGAGAAGAAAAAGAAACTGCCAGCTCTGGGACAGTTATTTTTTATAGCAGGCCAAAAAATCAAGTAGAATATAAAATTGCTGATGGCGAAGCTCAATATATTGATATCACTGGCGACATAACGATAAGTGGGTGATTGAATGAGATATAACAAAATTATTCATCTTATTTCAACTACAATTACTCAAGACGAGTGGGGAAATGAGATTGAAACTCGAACCGAAAGAAAAGTCTTTGCAAATGAAAATTCTATTGGATCATCTGAATATTATAATGCAGCTAGCCAGGGATTAAGACCAGAAGTTAAATTTGAAATTCGCTCAGTTGAATATGATGGCGAGAAAGAAATTAAATTTGATGGAACAATTTATAATATTATCCGCAGCCAAAAGATGGGCGCAAGAACTATTCTCACTTGCGAGAGGGTGAATGGCGATGTCTAAAACAGTTAGCATTGACCAGCTCGCAGATGAAATAGTTAACTCAGTCCAGGATTAT